ATCGCGGAGATGTGCCGCTGACGTCATTCAAGCTGGCACGCGGCAGGGGCGATCCCTGACCGCCCGGTACCTCAGCCAGTACGCCCGCGCCGAAGACATAGACCTGCCGGCACTTCCCGCCATCCGCCCTGTCGGACGCCAGGACGCCGTCCGCACCGCGTTCTACTCCGGCCCTGTCCGCGCGAAAACCCTCATCCGCCGCGGGATCAGCGGCGAACAGGCCGTCGCTGAAATGCGCGACTGGGCCGCCCAATGGGGGCGCACCCGCGTCGAATCCGCGTCCCGCGACTACGTCATCCAATCCGCGAGACGGACCAGACTGAAGTGTCGGCGCGTCACGGTCGGGAAGACCTGCGCGTTCTGCTCCATGCTGGCCGCCCGCGGGCCCGTCTACACCGAGGACACCGTCACGTTCCGGGCGCACCGCTGCTGCGACTGCACCTGGGAGATCTGCAAGGAAACCCCCAACGAATGGCTGAAGCGGTCCGCCACGTCTCACGAACTACGCGTCAACGCCGCCTACCGGGAAGCCGCCGCGAACATCCATGCGTCCGGCGAAGCTTTGTCAGGCCGGGCTGGACGCCACAACGTCACTATGGAAATGCGGCGCGTCGCCCCGGAGCTGTTCTCCGACGGGTGGAAGACCCGCTGATATATACTGCACGCAGCACACCAAAAGGAGGAGCTAATGGCCGATTCGAAGCCCCGCCCGGACGCGTCCGCGTCTGCGGCATCCACCGACAGCGACGCCAAGGCCGACCCGAAGTCGGTGACGGGCGTCGAGAAGCCCGCCGACAAGCCCGCCGAGGACGCCCCGGAGCAGCCCGCCGAGGACGACACGGCCGGTCCCGCCGAGGGCGCCCCCACAGGCGACGCCTCTGCGAAGCCTGCCGCTAACCCCGAGGCCGCCCCGGCCGACACCGGCACCGCCGAGGACGCCCCGCAGGTTCCCGCCGAGGACGCCCCGGAGCAGCCCGCCGTCGACTACAAGGCGCTCGCCGAGGCTGCCCGTGCCGAGCTCGACAACCTGAAGGCGAAGCTCGCCACCCAGGAGTCCCTCAAGTCGGCCGGCCTTGCCCCTGAGCTCGCCGACTACGTCACCCTCAACACCCCTGAGGATGCCCAGAAGCTCGCCGCAATCATCGCCCCCCAGCCGCAGGCGGCCCCGTTCGCCCCGGTTGGAGACGACGACAACGACGAGAACATCACCACCATTGGCAACCGGATCTTCGGTCGCCGCTGATAGGAAGGAAGCCTCATGGCTAACTTTGCAACCCCGGCGATGAAGGTCACCAAGAGCTCCGTCGCCGCCCTCCGCTACCTGTCCGCCCTGCCCCGCACCATCAACCGCGACGCCGAGTCCGGTTACGAGGCCGGCTACGGCAGCACCGTCAACGTGCCCATGCCCGTCAAGGCGACCGCCGCGACCCGCACCAAGGCGCAGCGTGCCGCCCGCACCGCCATCAGCTACACCGACCTGACCCGCCAGTACGTGCCCGTCGAGCTCGTCGACCAGATCTACTCCGCGGTCCGCCTGCCCTCCGATTGGTACACCTGGACCCTCCAGTCCTTCGAGGACGAGGTCGCCAAGCCTACCGCCGAGGCCGTCGTGGACGAGCTCCCCAAGAAGCTCGCCGCGATCATGGTCACTATCAAGGCCTCGCAGGCTACTGACGCTGCCGCCGGCGGCGTCGACTACACTGACCCGAAGGCCCTGACGCTGAAGAGTGACTCCTCAAACGTTCTCGAGGTCGTCGCCCGACTCGCGCGCGTCCTCAACAGCCGTGAGGTCCCCACCGCCGACCGCACCATCGCTGTCGGCCCCGGCATCGCCGAGGTCATCCAGAAGAACCGCGACCTGGCGAACGCCGCCTATCAGGCTGACGACGGCGACAGTCTCCACGAGGCCATCATCAGCCGCCTGAAGGGCTTCACCATCATCGAGGACCCGCGCCTCCCGGAGAAGTTCGGCATCGCCTACCAGCGTGACGCGTTCACGATGGCCCTGCGCGCCGCCACCGTTCCGCTCGGCGCCTCCTACGGCGCCAACCATGCCGAGGATGGCTTCGCTCTTCGCCTGATCTGCGACTACGACCCCGACCAGGCTGAGGACCGTGCCGTTGTTGACGCGTTCTTCGGCGCTGCAGTCATGGACTCTCAGCGCGCCACCGCTTTTAGGCTGGCCTGATCGCAATGCCTACCACGGCGCTGGCGGACGTCACGGACCTCGGAGACTGGCTCGGGGAGAGCATCGCCGAGGACGGTGACGTCCGCCGCGCTAAGTGGCTGCTGAGGCGGGCCACGTCCCTCGTCCTCGAGACCTGCGGGCGTGTCGCCCGGCCGTGGACGCCGGCTGACGTGCCTGGCGGCGTGCAGGAAATCATCCTGTCCTGCGCGGCGCGAGCCTACGTCAACCCCGAATCCTGGAACTACGAGAGGCTCGACGACTGGATGGGCGGCGGGAAGCCCGTCCCGGAGGACGGCCTGTACTTGACTCCCACCGAGAAGAAGTCGCTCCTCCTGTACATTGAGGACGCTCCCGCCCGCGGCATGGGCGTCATGGGAACCTACCGCGAAGTGTGGCCGCCGGCAACGAACCGGTGCGGCGACTCGGGGTGGATCGATGCGATCAGGGACAAGCCGTGAGCCACCCGCACGCCCGGCGCCGGCGGGCCGAATGGCTGATGGCGGACTCGTGCGTGATCGACCGGCCCGAAAGGTCCATGAACTGGGACCCGCAGGCCGGCCACGACGAGCCGTCCATGAGCCGCGTGTACGAAGGCAAGTGTCGGCTGCGGCAGCAGACCTCGTACGGCACCGCGCCAACCACCGGAGGGCACACGTACGAACTGCAGCAGACTGAACTGCACATCCCCCGCGGCGCATCATACGAGCCGCATGTCGGCGACGTCGCCACCGTGACCGGCTACGCGTACCCGTTCCGTGTGCGCGGCCTGATCAACCAAACACACCGGACCGCCACGCGGATGCTCGTAGATGCGGAGACTGACTGATGCCCGCCGACGTGACGCAGCTCCGCGCGCTCGCCGCGGACTTCGCTTCCGCCCAGGAGGCCGGGTCCGCGGTCCAGGTCGGCGTGCGCAACGCCCTGGACTCGGCGAAAGAACGGGCGCGGCAGGACTACCGGGCGTTCCCGAATAAGGGAATCGCGAAGGTGGGGGATACGTTCTCCTACGACACGAAACCTTCTGGAGCTGTCGTGCAGGCCGAGTTCGGCCCGTCCAAGCCGCGCGGCGCACTCGCTAACATCGCGATCTGGGGGACTCCCAAGGGTGGTGGCGGCATGCCGCACCCGGCCGACTACATGGACGACAAGGTGACCGATGAGATCGCTTCCACCCTCGACGAGATACTGGACAAGCTGTCATGATTAAGATCGCCCCGTTCGTGAAGGCCATGGAGAAGGCGTGCCGAGACCGGTGCAGGTATGACGTATATCTCGGCGAGGTCACGAAGGCCAGGCCGAACGTCCCGTACGTGCTTGTGAAGCTGCCCGCCGCGAGCGCAGGCAAGGCCGCCGTGCTCGGCAACGCCGTGGACGAGATCAGCTTCCTGCAGCCGCTCACCGCGGTCGCCTCCACCGCGGACCGCCTCCTGGCCGTGACGGATGACGTCCGCGGGGCGCTTGATGGCCACGAACTGAAGGTCGGCGGCTGCTATGTCGAACCGCTCCGCCTGTCATACTCGTCCGGGCTGCTCCGCGACGACCAGGTGGACCTGCCCACCTACGGGCACCTGTTCTACTCGGTAGACATGTGGCAGGTTACGGCGTTCAAAAGATTCGCCTGAGTTAAACTGACCTAGAAACGTACGTTGTCCGGCGTCACCGTGGCGCCGGAGAGAGGAGAAAGCCGACATGGCTTCATCAATCCGGACGCTCGGCGACGGCCGCATCACGCTCGTCGCCCTGGGCACCGACTCCGCCCCGGTCGCGAACCGGAAGGCGCCGACCGCGGACGAGCTGAACAAGGGCCTCCACTTCGAGATGTCCGTCATGAAGTCTGACTACAAGCTCGGTTCTAAGGGCAGCACCAGCGTTGAGGAGCCTGTCCTTGGCGCCGCCGGCAAGGGCACCGTGCCCGGCCCCGCCGAGTATGAGGGCCAGGTTTCCGTCTACTGGTTCTTCGACGATGACGGCCAGAAGGTGCAGGGCGGCGACAACGCCGTCTGGGAGCTGCTGAAGCAGACCGGCCGCGAGTTCGAGCTGTACGAGCGTGAGGGCAAGAAGCCCGAAGAGCCGTTCACTAACGGTGACGACGTCGACTGGTACCACGTCGCCCCCGGCCAGCCGCAGAAGCCCGACGACAGGACCACGTACACCAAGCGCACCGTGTCTCTGTTCATCTCTGACGCGCTGGAGAACGAGATCACCGTTGGCGGCGGCAAGGTCCAGTCTGCCCCCACGATCACGTCGATTGACCCGTCCGGGAAGAAGGCCGGCGACACCGTCCTGATCTCCGGCACCAACTTCATTGGCGTCACCTCCGTCACCTGCACCGCGATCGGGAAGACGTCCCCCGTCGCCTCCTACCGGGTGCTGTCCCCGACCGCTATCAGCGCGGTCCTGCCGACCGGCGTCCAGAGCGGCAACTTCATCGTCACGAACGCGAAGGGCGCGTCCCCCGGCAAGCCCTACACGGCGGGCGCCTGACGGCAGTGCCGCCCTGTACACTGGGTCTGTTGCCCCCGCTGCCATGTGCGGTCTCTGGCGGCGGGGGCAACACCGCACATAGACCGCTTGGGACCGCAGACGGGGGACGCCGATGAGCGACCGTGTTGATGTCAACGCCGACAACTTCGAAGACCGCACCGATGGTGCAGACATGCCGGAGAAGTTTGATTTCGCCGCGTGGATGGCCGGGTTCCAGCCGACCAGGAAGTCATGCATGCTGTACGGGCGCACCGACCTTCTCGCTGTGATCGACCGGCTGGACGAGGAAGCTCGCCTGCCCGGTCTGTCCGACGACCGGAAGAAGGAACTCCTCGACAAGGCCAACGCTACACTCGCCGAGCTGAAGGGCTCGGCCGTGGAGTTCGTTGTGCAGACGATGTCCGTGTACGCGCAGAAGGAACTCATGGAGTCGCTCGGCCACCACACGAAAGACGACCCTGTCACCCACGAGATGGAGTGCGCATTCATTGCCGCGCACATTGTGGAACCGACCGGCGTGACCGGCGAAGACATCGCCGGCCTGTATCAGGCGTCACCGCAGCAGGTCGAGAAGCTGTCCCGCTGCATCCGCGCCGTCGACACGGAAAGCCCGACCATTACCGCCCCTTTCTCGTCCAGGTCCTGACCGCCCCGAACGGGGCCTGGCTGCGGTCCATGGCGAAAGCTGCCATGGGCTGGGGGCGCCCCCCGACGGGGATCCTGCGCAGGTCCGGGGAGTGGGTCGCCCAGGACTACGACCTGGCGAACGCCTACTCCCTGTACGAGTCATCCCTCTGTCCGTGCGGGTGCGGCTACCCGCGCGATGTCGCCTGGGATGAGTTCATGGATGGCTGGTTCGAGGCGCGCGAAGTAGTCTGCTACGCGAAAGCCGCCCGCGAACGGTGGGAGAAAGACCACTCGGAGCGAAACAAGCACGGCGACTTGATCTCCCCCCCCAAGGAAGGTTCGCTCCTGTACGTTGCGGACGCCAAGGTAGAATCTGAACAGGAGTGAGGAGTTGTTGTGGCCGATAGGACCGTAGTCGTCAAGCTAACTGCCGACGCGTCCGGCGTAAAAGCCGGGATGCAGGAGGCGTCGTCTGCGACAAAAGGGGCCGCCGATGCGATGTCGCAGGCGGGCCAGGCGGCACAGGGCGCGGGCGACCAGATGGGCAGCGCGGGCGAGCGAGGCAAGACCGGGCTCGCGGGGCTCGCTGACTCCGCCCGCCAGAACGGCGCCGCCTGGACTACCGTCGGCACGGCAGTCGCCGGTGTCGGCGCGGGCTTGCTCGGCTTTGCTGGCATGGCCGGGAAGATGTCCGCGGACTTCGATGCGTCCATGTCGTCCGTTCAGGCCGCCACACACTCGTCTGCGGACGAGATGTCGCAGCTTCGGGAGGCCGCGATCCAGGCGGGCGCGGACACTGCGTTCTCCGCCACGGAGGCGGCGTCCGGCATTGAGGAGCTCGCCAAAGCGGGCGTGTCCACGAAGGATATCCTCGCGGGCGGTCTTTCGGGCGCCCTCGACCTGGCTGCCGCGGGCGAGATCAGCGTGTCCGAGGCGGCGGAGACCGCGGCCACGGCGATGGTTCAATTCAACCTCAGCGGCGATAAAGTGACGCACGTCGCCGACCTGCTCGCCGCCGGCGCCGGCAAAGCGCAGGGTGGCGTGCACGACATGGCGTACGCCTTGAAGCAATCCGGTTTGGTCGCCTCTCAGGCGGGCTTGAGCATCGAGGAGACGACCGGTTCGATTGCGGCGTTCGCGTCGGCCGGCCTGATCGGCCAGGACGCCGGTACGAGCTTCAAGACAATGCTCCAGCGCTTGGAGAATCCCTCCAAGGGCGCGAAGAACGCCATGGACGACCTGGGTATCCACATTTATGACGCTCAGGGTCACTTCATTGGTATCACTGCCGTCGCAGAGCAGCTGCGCAATGGCATGAAAGACCTCGGTGAAGAAGAGCGCAACACCGCGATGAGCACGATCTTCGGGTCGGACGCTATTCGCGCCGCGAACGTGCTGTACAACGAAGGCGGCGAGGGGATCCAGGGGTGGATCGACAAGGTCAACGATGCCGGGTATGCCGCCGAGACCGCCCGCCTGAAGCAAGACAACCTGAAGGGCGACATTGAAAAGCTCGGCGGTTCCTGGGAGACCGCCATGATCAAGATCGGCTCCTCCTCCCAGGCGCCGGTCCGCTCTGTCGTCCAGCACATCACGTCCCTGGTGGATAAGTTGGGAGAGCTTGGCAGCGGGACCCAGTCCATGATCATGAACTTCGCCGCATTCGGGGGCGCCGCCCTGACCGCGGTCGGCGGCCTGATGGTGATGGCTCCGAAGATCGTCGAGATCAAGGACGCCATGAACACCCTGAATTGGACGGCCGCCGGACTGAAGGGCAAGCTCGGCGAAGTCGCCACCGGCATGACCGGTTTCGGTAGGGCTGGGCGCATGATGATCACCGCCGCGCTGATCGAAGGAGTGAAGCACTACGGCGACGAGGTGCGGCGTACTGGCGTGTCCGTAGATGAGATGTCTACGGCGCTCGCCCACGGCGGGTCAGTCATGAATAACCTGGACTTCGACAAGGGTAAGTACTCTTTGCAGGAGTACTCGCAGGCTCTGGCGGACATCTCCCGCCCGTCCGTGTGGTCTTCCGTGCAGCAGCACTTGGCATCCTTCGCGGACGGCGTCGCCGGCGCTTTCGGGGCGGACACGCGCTCCGACCTGCAGCGTACGAAGGACGCCCTGGAGACGACCGGGAAGGCCCTGTCTGGCATGTCCACGGATGACGCGGTAGCTCAGTTCAAGAGACTGTCATCCGAGATGACGAGCGGCACCAATAAGAGCATGATCGACCTGATCAATTCGATGCCGGACTTCAAGTCTCACCTTAATGAGGTTGCAAAGCAGATGGGGCTGACCGCGGACGACAACACGCGACTCGCGATCGCGCTCGGTCAAATTGACCCGAACGCCCAGGCGGCCGCCGGTGGCACGTCCCAGCTGGACGCTGCGATCCGCAAAGCGAAGGAGGGCACCGACCAGATCGTGCCGTCTATCGAAGAGGTCATCAAGGGCATCAAGACTTACGGCGACACTGTGATCGCCAACAGTAACGCGGACATCAAGTTTCAGGAAGCGCTAAAGAACGTCAACGACGCCGTCAAGGAGAACGGTGCCACATTGGATATCACCACCGAGAAGGGCAGGAAGAACCAATCCGCCCTGAACGACCTGGCGTCCGCTACTTTCGCCCAGGTGCAGGCCGCGCAGGCCGCCGGCGCCGGGCAGGACGAGCTGCAGGAGAAAATGCAGACCGGCCGCGACGCGTTCATTTCGGCGGCAGAGTCCATGGGACTTACCGAGGATGAGGCGGTTGAGCTTGCCGACAAGTACGGGCTCATCCCCGACAAGATCAACACTGAGGTCACCGCCGACACCACTCAGGCGACCGAAGCTGCGGACGGTGCGACTGCCGAGATCAATGGGATGACGGGCACGATCAGCATTTCCGGTGACGCGGCCAACGCAGACTACACCCTGACTGTGACCGCCGACTCAATCAATGGCACAACAGGCGTGGTTGAGATTGACGCGGACAACGACCAGGGGTTGGCTGGCCTGCAGGAGACCGTGCAGACGATCGACAACTCAGACGGCACCGTGTCCATCCTCGGCGACGCCACCGGTGCTCGCTGGGAGAAAGACTCAGTCCACACCGAGATTGACAACACCACCGGCACGGTCACGATCTCGGGTAACGATCAGGCCAGCGGCAAAGTCCGCACCGTTAAGTACAACATCGACCAGCTCCACGACAAAGAGATCTCGATCACCACGCGGATCAAGCAGATCTTCACGTCCGTCGGCCACTGGATCGGCGATCACGTGCCGAAAGGCTCCTGGCTGCGCGCCGACGGCGGGCCCATCACCCCGATCAAGGGGTACGCGAACGCTGGCGCCGTGCACGGCCCTGGTGGCGGTCGAGACGACTGGATCCCCGCCTGGCTATCGAACGGGGAGCACGTCCTCACTGCCGCTGAGGTCGCCGCCGCGGGCGGGCAGGACGCCGTGTACCGGCTGCGGAAACTGATCCGCGACGGCGACATTCGCAACTACATGGAGGCTCGCCGCTTCGCGGACGGCGGCGCCCTGTCCGCGTCCTCGCCGTCCATCGCCGGCGGCGGGGGTGTGTCAGTGAAGCAGCTCCGCAAGGCCATGGATGGAATGAACCTGGAGCTCACCGTGGACGGGCAGACTACCCTGACTACCAGGATGAAGTCCGTCGCAGACGGGCGCATCGTCACCGCGAACCGGATGATGGGAAGATGACCGCATGGCAACGATGAAAGCTTTCACGGCACAGCACACGGGGATGCTGTCGCTGCAGCCGAACCCTTCGCCCGAAGGGGCGGCCGCGATCCCCGTCTACGTGAAGTCCGACAACGACCGGGTGTTAATCTGGCATCCGACCGACTCGGAGTGCATCAGCGACCCGCTGGCGCCCATCGGCGAGGAAACCACATACTCCCAGGTTGGGGCGGCGGACACGACCGCGGTCCGTACTTCTATCGGGGCTGACATCATCTCTGACGAGACCGGCCACGTCGCCGTCAAAGGCCACATTGTCGAAGCGAACGAGGAGACGTTCTCGGCCGGCTTGACGACCTTGTCTACGGCGGCAGGGACTCTCGACCGGTGGGGCCAGTCCGCGGAGCCTCTTTCGTACACGATCACGTACCGAACGAAAGGCAAGGCCGACTACGAGACGCTTCGCGCGCTGACGCAACGCCCCGGCTACTTGATCGTCGCCCATGACGGTGACGCGTGCAGGATCCCGTCGTGCACGATCCGTCCGATCCGCGTGGTTGCCGTGCAGAAGGCTACTGCCCAGCAGACCGAGTCTCGCCTGGCCGGTACCGTCCAGTGGGAGCTGTCTGTCACAGAGCGGCCGTCAGAAATGGTCCGCCACACCGAGCAGTGGCTCGGCATGTACGGCACCCGGATGGGGTCCTGGGCGCCGTGCGTCACCTGGGGTGAGTGGCTTGACTGGGAGGCGAAGCTCGCGGCCGGTGACATTAAGCGGGACGTTACTTACCTGTGGGGCGGGACTACCCATCCGGAGGACGACAAGCTGCTCGGCGGGGATATCTCCGAGAACTGGTCGCCGCACGGGCGGCCGACTCGTGGCGGCGGCGTCCGCACTGTCACTCCGACGGCGGGCACGTCCAGTTTCCGACAGGTGCCGGTCGGTCACACTGTGGAGGTGTCCGCCTATGTGCGGCGTATCGGCGGCGACCCGGACCTGTCGAACGTGGCGGTTGGCCTGTGGTTGTCGAACGGTCGGGGCTCCGACTCCACGAAACGTTCCTTCGACCACCCCGACCGGCAGTCTCGCGGGAAACCCGACGCCAACCGCTGGGTGCTCATGAAAGCGACGACCACAATTCAAGCCGGCGCAGACTGGGTTGCTCCGTGCCTGCTGCTCGACGCAACCCCGTTGCCCACGGTCGAGTTCGCCGAGGTCGGTGTCGCAGACCTGTCAGTGTCTGGCATCCCAGACATCACTGCGCGCACGTACAATGACGTGTGCCGCTACGTGGCAGGGATGCCGTCATGAGGCCCGGCCCTAGCCTGTTCGACATGGCGCGGCCGGCCCGGTGGCGTGTCCGCGTGGACGTCCGCTACGGCGGAAAGATCGAGTGGCGGGACCTCCCTGTCTACAACGTGCAGCTGGACTGGGGGAAGCTCGGCACGAAGGCCGACTCGAACCCGTCTGCGCCGGCCAGGCTTACGCTGAACGCCCCCAGGCAGTTGGCGGCGAAGGACCCGACGGACCCGTTGGCGAACTACGGGCAGGAGTTGTGCCCCGTCCTGGAGATCCGCCCCCGCGAGGGTGAGGGGTGGGATGTTCCGTTCGGGCATTTCCGGATCGTGGAGTCACCGGCGAACCCGGAGGAGGCGACCGTTTCCGCGAAGGACATGCTGCTGGACCTGGAGGAGAACCCGCTCCCGTTCCCTCATTCGCCGTGGCTGGGCGGCACTCTGCTGTCGGAGATGCGCCGCCTTAACCCGGTCCCGGAGCACACGTACGTTTGGGTGGACCCGAAGGTGCGGAACGCGACCCCGATGACGTCCTTGCAGATGCCGCCGAACCGGCTGGCGTCGGTGATCATGTTGGCGGACTCGTGCGGCGCTGACGTGCGCATGGGGTATGGCGGGAAGATCGAGGCGTACGCGCGACGGGCGGACTGGCAGACGCCTGACGAGACGTACCCGCTGTCGTCTGGGTTGCTTGTGGACGCGCAGCGGACGGAGGATCCGTCCGGCCGCCTGCCGAACATGATCGAAATCAACGCAAAGGGCGACGGCACGAAGTCCTACTCCCTGTCCGGCAACAAGTCGTGGGCTGACGCGATCAAGCGGTCCGAGCATGACACTGAGGTTGATGAGGCCCTGAACCTACTGTGGGAGAGTAAGCCCACGACGTCGGCGTGGGGGCAGAAGGACGAGCTGTATCAGAACGCGCGGAACACCGCCTGGCAGTGGAGGCACAACCTGTGGCCCGGCTGGGAGCGCGAGGTTGACGACAAGGGGAAGACGACCGGGTGGAAGTCGAACTACACGTACGACTTCCATATCGGCATGCAGTACTACGGCGCCCCGTATGACCCGAAGCACTACGGTCGGGTCACGAAGGTTACTGACCTGTCGTCGGATAAGTCCTGGTCGAAGATGGTGGAGCAGGCGAACAACGACGCGTTCCACGCCCGGGACCGGCTCCCCTCCTGGAAGGTCGAGATGGCGTTCGACCCGCGCATCGAGATCGGCGACCTCCTCGCCTTCGAGGTCAAAGAGGGGGAGTGGGTTGCTATCATTGTCACGAGCTACTCGTGCTCGCTGTCAGACGTGTCTCGCACGATGACGGTGATCGGACGGGAGGCTCGCCGCCACCTGTAGGGGAGGAGACCGCATGAGTGATAGCAACCTATACCTGGCGCTCCGCGAGGGCAGCCAGGCGGCGCAGCGTCGCGACACAACGATCCGCTGGGTGAAAGGCCGCGTTGTCGACACGGCAAAGACCGACCCCACCCTGCCGACAGGGTGGGTGCGTGTCGGCATGCCGTACGACAAGCCTGAAACGTACGTGGCTGGAGAGACGCCCGGCCTGTACACATGGCAGGGCGCAATGGTGACCGTCCGCCTGCACCCGGACGGGACGCTCCTGTCGATCACTGACGGGCAGGATGCGCCGGGGGACGAGCGCACGCAGATTGAGCGTCTCGGCCCCGCCGGCAAGGAAATCGCGGACGCCATGAACGACGCGGTCGACGCGAAGAAAGCCGCCGCAGAGGTGAAGACCCGCGCGGACAACGCGGCGAAGGATGCTGCCGCCGCGGCCCGCGACGCGCAGACGGCTAGAGCGAAGGCGGAAGCCGCAGCGGCTTCGGTTGGCACCGTGCAGGACTCCGTGAAGGGCCTGGACGGGCGGATCACTGCCGCGGACAAGGCGGCGAAGGACGCCGCTTCCGTGGCGGACGCTGCCAAGACCACCGCCCAGCAGGCCGCCGAAACGGCGAAGCGCGCCGAGGATGCCATCAAAAACTCCGGCGATAATGCGAAGGCTGTAGCGCTCGCCGAGGAGGCAA